AAAAGATTTAATGATCTTCTAGCTGATCTTAATTGATAACCTGTTCTTGTTCCTAATACACCTGTTCTTTCATAAGCTTCTTCAATAATTTCATCCATTTGTGGATTAAATTCTGTAGTTTCAGAAGTTGGTGAAATAGTTTGTGCAGTATTACCCATACCGCTGTGATTAGTACAATAATAAAATAATAGTGGAGCGCCGGTAGTTCTAACAGGTGCTACATTAAAAGTGGTTTGTGCTCCTGCATTACCTGGTGTTCCTGTAGATGTAACACCAGTTGTATAAGTGGCTGCTGGATCGTTGTTTGCATTTGTAGAAAAAGCAATTTGATGAACTCCACCAACTGCATTACTAGAATCAGATTGATCAAATATGTAAGTGTTACCTTCTTGTAAATACAAGACAGGTGCTAACTCACCGTTAATATAAAATCTATTACCAGTGCCATATTGTGTAGTGCCACTTGCTACAGTGACTTTGTAAGTAATTGTAGCCACAATTTTACTCCTACGTAAACGTAATAGTTACGCCTGGTGTGTTAGTTAAATCTAAATAAACTCCAGCATCAAATAAAATTCCTGAACCTGGTACATAAACTTCTAGTCCTTCAGTTCCAAAAATATATGTAGCTATTAAAACATTCCCTGCTCCAGTTCCTGTTCCATTGTAAAGTTTTATACTAGAACTAGCAGCACCACCAGCTTGAATAGAAGTTATTCTTGCTCTTTGTGTTGCTGGAACTAGTTGTCCATCACTTGTAGAGTGAGCTACTAGTTGGTCACTTGTATATCCTGACATATTTTCTCCTTAAATTTTGTGTGGGCCGAAGCCCACACTTAATTATTTATTACGCTTCTTTAGCAAATACACCTTGCACAGCAACAACTGTCCAATGAGCTGTTGAGTTTAAAGATGCACATACTATGTAGTCACCAACTTTTGATGTAGCTTGTGTATTAATGATATCTTTATTATCTGTTAAAGATCCTGCATATAAAATACCATCGTTAGCATTTGGGCTAATTGTTAAATTATTAGCTCCATCAGCAGCTGTATTTACGAAAGTAAATACTCTTCCAATAGTAATTGCTGGTAAAGTAAAAACTACATCTTTAGTTTTTGATGTAAAAGTTTTACCAGTGTCTGCATCTGCTACAGTGTAGTTAGCTTCTTTTGCTTCTAGATTGAATCCAGTTAAACCTGCTTCGTTAAATTTACCTTGCAGAACTGGTCCTCTAAATAGTGTTTGTGCCATAATTGTATCCTCCTAGTTTTCCGAATACTGTCTCTAGGCCGTCGACTATACTCGTCAGTATTCTAATTAATTGTATAGTAATTAGTTTATATAGCAGATTTAAGTAGAGTGCAAGAGAGCCTGTAATGTGAATTGAATTTATTCAACGATGTAGCTTTTTTATTAAGTAGCTACAGAAACTTGTGGAGCAGCGCCTTCAACACTATTCTGTCTGTGGGCAACAGCTGCTTCTTCCAGCTTGATCTTGGTAATGACTTCTTTAACTTTGTCATCAATTCTGACCATTTCAAGAGTATATTTACCATTATCAATATGCTCTTGTTCCCACTTCAACTCCAAGGACCTTTTTACTTTGTATAGGTCTTGTATCATCAATAACCTCCTCATAAGTTATTCGATTTATCTCGGTTGAGTAATTATTTCCGAGATACTCCCATTTTATACTATTTTCTCCTAGTTTGTCAACTATAGCATTTTCAACACTTTTAGCATTATCTTCAGCATGTTCGATTTGAAATCTTGCATGGTAACTATACGCCCAGATATTGATTAGAAGTTTTTTCATTTACACACCTTTATATGTAAAAAAGGGGCGATTTTGTGACCGCCCCTTAATATTTATCGATTATGTTGCATTTGATCCGAAGATACCTCTAGGGTCAGAGAATCCGAAAACGTATCTCTCTCTAGCTTTGTATCTTACATTGCCAGTATCAAAGTCACCTTCCATTGAAGTTTTGATAGGTGATCTGTTGAAATGCTTAAGACCATTAGGTACATCAGTTTTGATAAAGAATTTCTTCGCTGCAGTTAGGTAGTGATTTACAGTGTATCCACCAGAAATCATTCCCATGTTTCTTATAGCGTTGATATCATTATCAGCTGTGCCAACTCTACCAGCAGAATTCATAAGTCTGTCAGCAGTAAATTGTAAAGCAGAAGGAATTACTAATTTCACTCCTTGTGCTGCAATTTTTAGGCCTCTTTCGTCAGTCATTGCAGCGATGTCTATTAAAGACTGCTCCAATGATGTTTCGTTCAACTCAGCAGCTGTTGCCAATTCATTTGAAAACTCACCAGCTAATGTAGGGTGGTCAGTAGCACAAAGCTCCTTACCATCTCCACCAGCAAAAGTAGAATCAAACGCATTGT